CAGTTAGAACACCATCTGAAACATTTTCTGTTTTCCATAGACTGTCATCACGCAACTTATTTCTTGTCATCAGTACTAATTGTTTAGCTCTTTTTATTTTATTTTCATCAGACATAAATAATATCTGGGCTTGGGTAAGATATGAAGGTACAACACCTGTATTTAATACTGTAGTAATATATTCTGACTCATTTAATTGATTTGAGGGGTCCATTATATTATGTGAACCACCTTCTCCCCAATCTGCTGGCTCTGTTGGGCCGCCCACTCCCGGTGCATCATCTCCATAAGCATTTACATCATAAGCAGCTATAGGAGCATGAGGTGAACGATAAGTTGGGGTATTATCAGCAGGTTTTGCTTCAAGCTGAGTACCAATTGAAGTTACTGTCGCAAAAAACCCAGACTGCCATACTCCATTAATCATAGAACCATAACCTGACATCATCTGGTCATTAACAGACTTCCCAAATCCATATGAACAATTTTTATTTAATGCCGCATTATTTGCAAATACATCCAGTCTAAAATCTATATTGGTTATAGTAGCCGAACCCCCAGAACCCGAAATATATAATCTTGCTGTAGGCATTGCATCCCATAATCTAAGTCCTGCCCAAGTTTGGTTTGTTGGTACATCTGGCCTGTCGTAACTAAGTGGAACAAACTTAACATTAGTCCAATAACCAGGAGTCCAACTATAAGGGTAATTAGGATTAATGCTTGCTGTTGCTCCTAAACATGTACCACTACTACCAGTCCAACCTTCAGGATGTGCATGTTTTATAGGTGTCCCACTTTCAGTATATCCGACATGAACCGCCCCCTTAATATCAACTACAGGTGGAAACTTCCTTGAAATATGTGTAGTATAATCATCATCAAAATCTGTTAATCGTTTTAACAATCCATCTCCAGATGTATTACCTCCAGGACTATAATTATTAGCTATACAAGAAGACAAAGTATTTAAGTTACTTATAATAGGAGTTAACTTTGGTGCTAACTGATTAATATCTGCTATCAGTAAGTTAAGTTTATCTTTTAAAATATTTACATCTTCTTCTAACTTAACTATCTGTTCAGATTGTATAAAATCTATAAGTTTAGTTGCCATTATATATCTAACCCCTCACAGTATTAAGATTATTACGAGCCATTTGTCTAGCCCTATTCTCAGGATTCTTTTTTAATACAATTGCAGACTTTGTAATTTCTGGTGTATACGATCCTGTTACTGTGGCTGCTACTGCTGTTGCAGTATATCCACTAACACTACTTTGACTTATTGCAGCTAATGAATTTGGAACAGGTGTAGCATGAGTAGGCATTACGTTCTGCCCTCCCTGAAAAGGAGGATGTGATGAGTTAAACCCCTGATTTGAGACTGAAAAAGGAGGCATGTGAATATGATCCCAGAATGCTGCATACAATTCATCTATCCTTTTTAATATCCCATCTGTTGATGTACTTCCTGATGGAGAATATTGGTTATTAGCATCACTGCCCATTAATACTGAATCAAGATTTGCAATATCAGTTATAACACTATTAAGTTTTGTTGTTAGTTCATTTACATCTGTAACTGCAAGGTTGACCTTAGCTGCAAGATCTTCAATGTCATCCTGAAGATCCTCAATCTGCTGGGTCTGCATTGTATCTATTGTTTCAACTGTCATTATCAGTCCATTAATAGTGCTAGTGTTTCTGCCTGCTCCAGTATCATTGCCCTTAATGAAGCAACCTGTGATGTTAAGGTAGTAATTTTTGTTCTTAATTCAGCATTAACTCTTTCCTGATCCCTGAATGCTTCCTGTGTCATTGGGTCATCTACTTGAGCAGCAACAACATTAAGACCATACCTTTCTGCTTCTGCCATAACATTATACTGGTACTTGTGGGGTCTCTGTATCACCCATTAATAGATCTGTTTCCAATGAACCTACATAACCCCTTGGTTCTGTACCAACATTGTTGATCTGTTTCCATTGGAATATATAACCCCTTGATCCTGATGGAAGATAAAACTTCTCAGTCTTCCAATAAGGAGAACTGAATATCCTGCTTGTCCCAAGTATACTGCCATCAAAATACATCTCTATTGTTACCTCACCCTTATATGTAATCTGTGCTTCTGATAACTCCTTAACAACTCTATGAGAAGCAACAGGTGCTGCCACTATATTACATGTAACCATTTCACAGCCTTCAATTATAGAGAGCTGTAATAATGAACCTGCTTGTGAAGGATTAGGGAACACTCTAAGAGGGAGAAGCTTCCCTGTCTTTGTTAATCCTCCTCCATTAATCTCTTCTGTCCCTGCATCTTCTCCATCTGCTGCAAAATTAAACTTAAGATCTACATCTGTACCACCTGGTATCACACCAAGTAATGCCTGATGGAATACCATCGGCTCAGGATATTGTTGGAAATCTGGCATTATGCTGCTACTGATCCATTAAATTTAACTGACTCAATCATACCTGTACGACTTTCATTCATATAATGTACTCTCTGACCAAAGGATGATGAAGGTAGATATATTCTTTCCTCTTTAAAATCATCTCCAGCATTAGTTAGCTCTTTCCTGTAAATCAAATTACCATCCAATATTACCCTAAAATCTACATCCCCCTTATAAAATACATCTGCACTATGATGCAATGTTGCAGACTGATAACTCTGAAGAGGATAGTGTCTTAGAGATAGTGCCTGAACTCTTACATTACCCTCTATGGAAACTGAAATAGTCCTGAATCTCTTTAGGTCATTCAAGTAAAGATCCATAGACTGAGTCTCATCAGTATCACCTGGAGGTAGTGTGTAAATCCTTGAAGGATCATCATCCTCATTAAGATAAACCTCTACCCTTGGGAGATTCCCCCAATATATAGTACCTGTACCTGTTCTTAGTGGTTCCTTATCTAATACTATTTCTGCATTTATTTGGAATCTAATGATTGCACCTGATGCTGCAGTTGTTCCATAAGTATCATTATATGGATCACTTATAACAAAAACTGATGGTACTGAAGTATATCCCTGACCAGCATCTTTTATAGACACAGTTTCTATTGCTCCTGTAGAAGAATTAACTTCATATGTTGCTAAAAATCCTGTACCTCCACCATCTGTAGCTTTAATAAAACAAGCAGACGCCTTATTAGTTCCTTCACCTGCATCGCCAAAAGAGATAGTTTGATTACTGTTATTTACAGTACCATTAGTATCAAGAATCATTGATGTACTGCTAGTTATTTCAATAATCTTTGTACCAGCAGGATAAGCACTGCTTGTTGAAATCCATCCTACCTCCAAATTAGAAGTATCACATGTACAAATTGCAGAAGAAGTGGAAACTGTGCATCCGGTCACTATCACATTAGTCAACTCTCCTCCATCCCACCTTATCTCACCCCCACCTAAAGTACGTGATAATTGCCAAGAATCATCTACAGGTTGACCACCAACACCCTGAATATAATATGTGGTTCCTGCAATAATACTGGCAGGTAACCTAGAACCACTTGCAGGTTCTAAAAATACCACTTCGGTGCCTATTTTTAATCCACCTTCATGAGGATAAGAACCTCCTCCCCAACCAAGAGATCCAGAACGAGATTCACACATCACACTAAGAGCAAACCCGTTAACACCAAACGATTCCACTACTATATCCCCTGATACAAAAGATGCATCATTATGAGTACCATAACCTGTACCTGCAGCAGTAACTACGAAATTCTCATCAATGAGTTCAATGGGAGTACTACTTGATTCAACTGTAGTATTATCTGCCAGTAGTTCATTCCAGATTCTATCACCTGCAATTACAGTAGTAGCATCAAAGTCTATAGGCATTATAATAGTACGTCTCTCTAAACTTGTTAAATTTCCACCACCTATGTCAACAGTAAATTCCTGATGAGGTTCATTGTACTTGGTAAAGATAGAATACAAGTCTGAACTTGTCTCTGATTCAACAGCAGCAATATCTCCAGCATCAAGATCTGCAGGGTCTAACCCAAGAAGCTGTGCTGCCAATGCCTGTCCCCTTATACCATCTACAATAGTTTCTGCCCTTTCACTACCCAATGCTTGATATACTATTGCTACTGAACCCAAAGCTTTTGGTATTGCAGGTTCTCCTGCATCAATCTTCTTACTTTTCCATGAGATATTTGTTGCTTTAATTCCACCTATTTCCTCAACCACAAACTCAGTGTCTACATTTGGATTAAGGATATTGTCTTTTGTAACTACAACACCAATACCCAGTGCCTTTGCAAAATAAGCATAGTATGCTTCTATTGAGGTTTGTGCTAAACGCATTTCTCCTGAAACTAATTCCAATCTAAAACCTGATCCACTTCCTGGTTCCTGAAACAACCAGTAAACTCCATCTACTACACATGAATAAGGTTTTTTAAGTTCACCAATATCATGTTTATCTCTAGTTAAATAAGTAACCCTGCCACTTTGATACATTGCAATACCATCACTGGCAGTCAACCATATCAAACCTCCATTATAATCAGAAACTGTATGTTCATATCCTGCCGGTAATCCTTTAGCATCAGGAACCCTGAAGGCAATCATAGCCTTAGGATCTGTACCCCTACAACGATACACTGAGTTTGTTGTAAAGACTATTCCTTCACCTGCATGTTCCTCTATACAACGTATCTCTGAATCAAGTGTAACTACTGCTTCAAGAGGCCAGTATTCAGGAGTCCCATACTTTGAGAATCTTAGACTTGCATCCAATGCTCCAAAGTACATTGATCCTACTGCTTTTATATAACGGAAGTAATCATCCTCACTCTCTGTTTCAAAGAAACGTTTCGTACCTACATTATATTCTATTCCAAGTGGAGGCCAGTTATCTACCTGCATGGAATGCAGTGATGCTACTGGAGTACGAGCCTTGTCCCTGTAACCAAATCCATCAATTACTATTGTTGTACTTGCAATATCTGTTGTGTTATATACTTCATTATAACTGCGTACAAGTGAATTAGTTTTATGATCAGAGTTAGGCCCGGAATCATGAGTTACTGTTGTAAATGTATCTGCTGTTGCACTGCCTGTTCCTGCTGCTGTTTTGGCTGTATAATTATATATATCACTGCCTATTAAAATTTGACCGGAATTATTAAATACACTTGTATCTGCTACTGTAATTACACTGCCTGTTAAAGGCCCCTCAATTTCTATCTTAAGTTCAGTTGTATCCTGGTTCCTATGTTCCATCTCCAGTATCCACTCAACTACAGTTATTTGAGTAGGAGCAGCATTTAACTGTTTAATCTTATGTATTACTGCATTAGAATTATAGATTCCACGAGTACATCCTGTTATATTGGGATGAGTTATACCCGTATAAGATATATACTCATCATCTATTTTAACAACTCCTGAACTAGGCCATCCACCTATTGCGTTGGATGAATCAGTTACTATTGTAGTAGCAGAGGCAGTAAGTTCTGTATCTAATTCATTCTGATATACCACACTAGGAGACTCATTCTCACTTAGTTGATTGATTCTCCATGAACCATTCATAGTTTGGGCAGATGCAGTTGTAACTGTTGTAGTAAAATCAAAGTTTGAATTAACAAAACCTCCTAAAATACTTATATCGTAGTTAGTCTTAAGTAAATAAAAAGGTGAATTACTATCCTTTCTTGCAACATTACCACCAAATCCTGATATGGTTGGAAAGTATGAATTACCATCTGAATCCACTGGTAATACTGGCATATCAATATCCCTGAGATATAAGAATTCTGAAGAGTCTCCTCCATAACGATAAAGTCTTATCTTCTCAATGTCTGTATCAGTAAGCTTAAAGAAAGGTGCAGCAAAATTAACCTGGACACAATCATCTGCACTGTTTAATGGAGCAATACCCTTACTTGGCAAAGGTGATGGTGCACCCTCATGACCCCACTTATTAATAAAAGAAGCCCTATAATAAATATCTATGTTAGGGCCATATGCATTAAACATATTAGGAGCACCAAGAAGAAAGCTGGATATGCCAACCTTTGATGCATCAAATGCAGAATTGGCTACGTTAGCCTGACCAAGTCTAAATGCTACCTCTGGTTCCCTACCTACTTGATCTGTTAAACTAAATGCACTATCACTAAGAACATAAAATGCTTGACCAGCATCTGTATAGTTTAAAAATGTTATCCTGTTTTCACCTCCTGTATCACCTGCTGAAGGTAACAATGTTTCAGATTTCTTAAAGAATACTACATCCCTTTTTAATTCACTCTTAAAAGAAATCTCTATTGATGATATTGGGATATATGTATTACCAGGAATATCAGATATTACTATTGGAGTTGTTCCATTGGGAGTTCCTGAATAAAATGCAGAAGGGTAATCAATCGGATACCATTTGAATGTTTGTTCCCCAACCATCTTATCTGATTCATGATTAAGTCCAATAGTTGGAGTACCTGTACTATTCAATAATCCTGAATCTGTTTCCCAATGTACAGATAAATACCTTGGTGTTCCAGTATCACTTGTGTCACCCAGCCTTGTGTCTGTCACTACACCCCATGCTGATTTAGTTGGATTAAGAGCTGTAGCAGCATTGCTTAAAGCAGCATCGTAATAAGTACTAGCAAAATAAACGTAAGAACCTATTACATCTGATTCATAAAAAGGTGTTGCATTTTGAAGATCCCATCCGTTTGTAGAACTACTTCCAATACCCCATATCTTAGTGCCATCAAAACCTATAGGTTTATTAAAGTCATAATTTAAGAGAGAAGTCTCTGCACCAACCTTAGGAATATTCGATGTCCTAACTACCTTCCAGTAACCACCAATCTTAACACATACAAATACTGCATTAGATGAGTTGACAAATGTTCTTGCATCTTGTATTTCACCTTTCAAACCTAAACCTGATGGTAACTTAGGTCTTGCCTTAACAAACTCTTCTTGAAGATTTGGTGAATAAATTGTAATATCTTTATTGTCAATATGAGTAAGATATTTTCCATCAACATAATATTTACCATTAATACTTAAGTTAACAGAACGAGGATCTGAATTATTACTTCCATTCTGTGAATAAAGTGTCCCACCTTTAGTATAAAAAATTCTAGGTCTATAAGAATCAACCACATGTTCCACAGCCCTAACCTCATTACCTGTCCAATCAATCCTATGAGTATAATCAAGTTGATTAAAACCAGCCGCATTAATTCCTTCAGCACCAGCTCCCCTGACTTCTACTATATCTTCCGTTAGTCCTATCTGAGGTGTGTCTAGGAATAAACGACCAGTACTATGACCAACTAAAACATGTGAAGAGAAACCACTTTTTATAACAGAACAAACTGGGCCACCTGTTGCTTCATCCACAGTTACTTTTCTACTAGAATCATATTTTATGAAGCCAGTTATTAAAGGATAACATTCCTCATCTATGTACTTCTTATTTTTGTTATGATCATATTCAGGATCAGAAAGTTCAAGCTTGCCAGATTTTATTCCTATTATTTTAGCAGTTATGAATGTCTGCTCCATTTTAATGGCAGACCAGTGGTCGTCTATCTCTTTTCTCACAGTACCAACAAGATTTAGGTGCATACTTTTATTGGTACCATTCCAGCCTATCTTAATCCAATCTCCTACACGAAAATTCTTATTGGTTGCCTCTGCAAATGAAATGCTATTATCTTCACCTGAAATTTTAGCATATGTCCATAACTCTGATACACTGAAATCCTCTTGCTGTACTACTGTTCCATTTGGTCGTGAAAATGAACAGAGCCTATGCATTTTCCCAGCTACAGTAGGAGATGTAACTGTACCATTCTTATAACTACCATCACCTGTACGATCTTTTATCTGCCATCCTGGTCTTAATCCCATGCCAGACCCGTCTCCTACCAATCTACTCCATGAACCAGTATTACTATCTGGAGAAGTACCATTATTACCAGTTTGAGTTGATTGAAAATCCCACAGAAATTGTCTATCTCTCCAAGATTTACCATGCCTACGTGCATAATCAGTACCTAAATCTTCAGACTTAAAGACATTATAATATGCATAACTAGAGAATCCACCATCTTTAGGAGCTGTGTATATCCACTTAACTTTATTATGATGTATTGATAGTGTTGGGAAAGTTAATTCAATGTTCACAGTATCTTTATACCATATCTGCCCATATCCCATGAAAAACAGATGGTCACCTCCTCCTATCTTCCTTCCAAGAAAGTATACAGTAGGTAATCTATGTTGAGTAACACTCCAAGTAGATTTAACCTTATCAGACTGTAAGGTTCTAGTACACGTAACATCCTTGGCAGCCTGCTCTCCAGTTTTTCCTCCTCTTTGCAATGCATTCGGAATAACAAGCATCTCAGGAGGCTTACCTGTAGGATCTTGATACCTCACACTAACCCATGTATCATTTTTAGCAAATATTACAGCATACTTAATCCCAAAATCTACATCATCACGACCATCTAAATCCTTCTGCAACCTATCCTTTGCACTGACAGGCGTTACACCATGCCCATCATACTCACGACCTATGGTTTTCATCTTACCAGTTGGAGTTTCCCATCCTGGGAATATATTTGTATCACCTCCTTTTTCAGTAGTAAATACTTTAGGTGGTGGGCTGAGAGCTTCCGTCTTATAGTCTCCTACCACATTTGTAGATTCTGAATCAGCATGAGCCATCCCATCCCTTAAGAAAACTACAAAGCATCCTCTATTTGATGAATCAGATGGCATTCTCAACCACCTTTCATGATCACTTCTGTCATTTTGATACAGTGTCTTATCTGGGGTGGTATTGGGTGTAGTCATTCTTTGTGAAAAAGATATTATACCATTACCATCAATATCAACTCCTGTTATACTATTGCCTGTTGCACCTGATAAAAAACTAGATGAAAATGCTGTACCTGCATCACCTCCATCAGCATCAAGAATAGTATTCTGAACATCAGCCGTCATTGCAGTATAACTAAGTGCAACACTATCTATATACGTATCATCCCAACAAACAAAGTAACCATCTTTAAAGAAACTTCCACCGGAATTATGAGTTAATGTTGTAGAATCAAGATATGTAGTAAGCCATGTAACAACACCACCTGATAGTGTCCACTTCCTAGTCCTAATAACCCAATTCTCATTATTGCTTCCTGACTTTACAATCCAATATGGCTGTCCGTCATAATAGTGCATATCATCTATAGCAGTTGTTACATCTGCCTGATGTAATTCAAGAGATTGAGTTGTATCTACTCCTCCGAGAGTAGTCTCAGGGAGTTTAAGTAAGTGAGAACCTTCCCCAGGACGTTCTCCTCTTGTACCTTCAGATACTATTGTCCCAGTTATTACTGCTGCAGGAGGAAGTGGGGGGCCAAGATTTCTTGATACATTCTCATCATCTTTTATTATCTCTTCAAACACAGGTCTCTTGCTGTCAAAGGTCTTGACAACACCTATACCTGATTCTTCAAATGATACTGCCTTAGAATCTTCAATCCATTCACCACGATAATAATAATGACCAGCAGCATTAATAGGGACTGTGCTTTCACCTGGTTCAAGAGCATGACCCTTAAGATTAATATCAAAAGCCTCTTCACCTTGGTCTTCACGAAGGTTCTGTGGGTCTATCTCATTAGATAAACCACCTGTAAATTGTCTGAGAACAGTTCTAGGCATTATCCTTGTCCTTCTTATATGGATTCTTTTTAACTATTTCACGAATATTACTCTGATCATCCACCAGTTTAAATGGTGCTTGCATTGGATATGCATATCGTTCTACTCTTCCAGCTTCATCTCTTTCTTTCATTCTTCTTGAACTATCTTTTCTTTCAAGAAAGGAATATTCTCTTTTGTCTAAAAAACTAACTATGTCTCCCATTGGAACCTCCACTTCACATACAAATCGTTTTGCAATACTAAGCTTCATCAGATTTTTATACTTTTTGTTTTCGGATTACAAACTTTAATAAGCTGCAGACCCATTTGCCTAGTCTCATAATCATCCAAATTATTTATGTCTTTTGACGGATGGGTCATTCTCATTTCATCGACATAACAGTCACAAGTTTTTCCTATCTGGTCTGGATGAAGGTATGGAGTCTTCCTCTGAAACGCCTGGAAACAGAACGCCCACATCGATCTCAGCTCGGTTGTCTGATAGTCGCCATGAAACTTTGGTTTCATCTGTGTAATTGGCTGACACGATAAAATCAGGAGTAAAAATATACTCATCATCACAATTTTCAAGTTCAAATTTAATCTCCATCCCCATTTCAAGCATAGCTCCATAGGTTAGCTTTACCTGATTTTCTTATTTTAGTATCAACATGAATAAACCTGGAATTACCCCTCTGCTGAATACCTACTGAAAACCCCATTTCAATTGCTTTCTGTATAACAACTCTTGCCTTGTCTCTATCTACTCGTAAATCTGCTCCTTCCCCTGTTAGATGAGCACTACCCACGTGTCCATTACAATCAATATTTTTTTGGGCACAACGGAACCCGGAATTAACTGGCAAAGGAAACTTACATGAATCTCTAAGATTCTGAAGCTTCATCATAAAGTGTTCATTCATATCAGATACACCTCCACAGTGCCTGCAGTTCTGACATGCCATCTCATCAAAGGTAAATGATTTTATTATATTTTTAAAATTCCACATAGTTATCCACCCTATTAAAAATTTAAAGAATGTTCTTCGGAGTAGGATAAAACCTTTGGGGGGGCTTTATCAGATAATACTTTTCTCATAAGCCGCCAGTATCTTGTCATCTACATCATTCTCTGTTGACTCTACCAAACGTCTTAGAAGTATCAGTATTACCTGTTTGAGAAGCTGCTCAGAGAGCATACTCATGCACATTGTCTTAACTGCACCGCCAATTAATGGGGCTAATAGACCTATCATAGTTCTCCTTTATTAACATTCCTTGTTTATATATGGTGTAAAAACCTCCACACACTGCCAATAAGGTTTTAGATGAAATTTATTCTTTTCCAAAGTCCCCCTGTATGGCCTTTCATCAACCCAATATCCCAAACTTACCTCGGATACTGTTGAACAACCAGTTAGTAATAGTACCAGAATAATTAACTTAAAGATCGAGACCTGCACGGGCACGGCCCCCCAATGAAACCCTTAGATCAGTTAGTGTTTTGTTCATCTCATCAATTCTTACAGATAGCCCATCTACTTTTTCTTCAAGGTTATGTATAGACCCATCCCTTAAAAGTTTCATGTCTTGTTGAAGGGACATAATGGACGAAAAACCCCAACCTGTCACTCCTATAAGGGCTGCCACCACGAATGGTGTGGCTGCTTTCACTAAACTGTGTTCGGCCACTGCTGACATTGTGCCATTAACTGATCCCATAATGTATCTCTAAAAGTTATCGTTTTCTTTTTTTACTGATTTGTTTACGTGACTGACGATGAAGTTCCTTTAACCTGTCTGCTTCATCAATTTCTCTATGCCACCTGTCTATTCTTTCCTGATCTGAAACATCCGGTTGAAAAAACATATCCTTAAACTTTTGCATTAGTCCCATGTTTTACTTTCCTTTTTTTAATTTATATCTCCCCTTGCTTGCTTCCATTTCTTCTTCATGTTCGTGATCTTTCTTTTCACGAAACCAATAATCTGTGCTCTTGGCAAGGACTGCCACATACGCCCCGCAGAGAATATTAACCAAGTCCCGGCTTGATTCCTTAACCTCCGAAAAGAACAGTAGATACAATAGAACAAGAAACGTAAACGCATTGGCAATCGATATAATGAAACGTGCCCAGAAATTAAGGAGCTTTCTGTTCTCAAGTGCATTACCACCTCCGCCTAGTAGTGATCTGTGGACTTTCATTCATTGCAATTTCGTAGTTGTACTTCTAATTTTCAAGGTTCTATGTGACTACTATTGTTCATATTCATCCCATGCTTGTGTGTCTTCATTCCAACTATATCTCTTATCATCATCTGGCATTGCAGTAGGAGGTTGCCAATCGAATGAGGCATCCAATGCCCATGATGCATAAGGCTTTGGTGAAATGAATACATCGTTTACTTTATCGTATGTGTATCCAACTCCAGCATACTGTTTACGAAAGTTATTATTGTAGCTAGTTTGTATCCATAGAAATGAATCTCCAACTACACCAGAATTAATAAAATCCTGTTCTGCTACAATTACTCTTGTGACTATATTATCTTTATCTATTTTTGCAAAATGACTCATACTACATACCTCACAATTACTATACCTGATCCACCAGTACCACCTGTAGCAGAATTGTAATAACTACCGCCACCACCACCACCTGAATTAGCACCTCCACTACCGCCATAACAGTCAGAGGATGTGGAGCTCCAATTACCTGCTGTACCCGAATTTATAGCACTGCCACCACCTGTTCCATTGGTTTGGTAGGAACCTGCAAAGTGGGTAGCACCACCACCACCGCCACCGATACCACCATTACCATTTGGTTCATCATAACCACAACCTCCTCCACCGCCTGCCCAATAATAATTATTACCATCTATATTTATTTGAATTCCAGCACCTCCGGCACCAGCAGTAGTGGCATACACACCATTCAGACCTACTGCTCCTGCTCCTCCACCACCAGAGGCTTCATAGTTTTGGGCCGCAGCACTGGTTCCTCCAATATTGCCATACCAAATACCCCCTTGAGCAGTTCTGTCTGTTTGGGTGGCTGCTGGGGAAGTTTGATTGCTGTTTCCACTTGGCCCTCCACAACCACCACTTGAACCACCAGCTGTTGGGGCTGTGCCAGAATCTCTGTGACCACCAACACCACCTCCATATGCTGTTGAACCAAAAGCAATTGTATTTTCCCCATTTGTTGCAGCTGCTCCTGCGAATCCAACGCCTCCAGCTCCACCATCACCAATTTCTATAGTATAAGATTGGGCAGAGACTGCCATGTGTGTATAATGAAGCACTCCTCCTCCACCTGCTCCACCAGAAGAATTTTTTTGTTCTCCTCCTCCTCCTCCAGCAACTATAAGCACATCTATAGAGCCGGCTGTGACCGGAATAAAAAAACTTGATGTCGTAAATGTATGAACTTTATAATTAATGCCACCTGATGAATATGTTGTTTCAGTACCACCAGAGGCAGTAAACTTATTACTTAGTTGTTCCCAAGCTGTTGAAGCACGAATCTTAACTGCATCAGTTGCAGAATCATAATAAATTGCTCCTTCTGTTGTAGCAGGAGCAGAGCCGGGTGTGAGGACGAGAGATGCGGCTGTTGTAACTCCTGTGAATATTGGACTAGCCTTTGGTGCAGCAGCAGTAGCTAGAGTAGTTGTACTTGTTAAGGTAGCATCTCTCGTAGCAACATCCACTCCATCAAAGGTTGAGTTAGTGGTGATTGCTCCAGTCATTGCCCCACCAGAAAGATCGAGCTTATCTGCCAGTTCATCACCTGAACTAACGTAGTCTGCTAGGATTCGTGCTCTGCTCATGGGTTACTCCTTTGGGTTATCATTATTTTTACCTTTACTTATACATATAAATTACACATACATATAGATTACACAAATACCAGATTTGCCAGCACCACCACCACCGTATTGACTACCACCATCATGATCACCTGCACCTCCTCCTGCTCCATAAGCTCTACCGGGTCTACCAGCAGAAGCACCAGTACTTTCACCAGCACCACCACCACTACCCCAATATGAACCACCACCAACTCCTCCTCCAGCTTCATCACTACTTGAAAGTCCTCCCTGATAAATCAGACCATCTCCACCAAATAAATTAATGTCTCCACCTATTCCGTTGCCTCTTTCACTATCTCCAAAAGCAACAAACTGTGCAGCAGTACCTCCATAGTGTCCTCCAGTTGCTGTAAAATGGCTACCAAAAGAAGATGTAACACCTCTTGTACCATTATTCCCAGCACTAGCAGCACCACCGGGCCCACCAGTACCAATCGTTACAGTTTCAGTTGTACCAATTCCAGAGGTGATCCATTTTATTGCAGTTCCTCCTGCTCCTCCTGATCCAAGGGAATTAAAAGTAGACTCTCCAGAACCTCCTCCTCCTCCACCTCCAGTTAAATAAACCATAATTGCAGTTACACCTGAAGGTTTATTCCATGTGGTTGCTCCAGTTGCTGTAATTACAGTCATTCCATGAAAACCTCTGTACAAGTTTCCACCTACCGATAAAGTTGCCATAATTTGCTCCTTATATTATTAAACTATACTTAAAAAACCATTTACTGCTACTGTTCCAGTAAAATTAATTGGCCCGATTGCCATTGCACTATAACCTGATGCTATAGTTATGTTTGCAGATATTGTATCTGGATTCTGCAAAAGTTTAGAAAAAGTTGCCATCTCTGCATGAGTAACAGTCTCATCTGCCGCAATAGTTATTGCAGTTGCATTTGCTGATGTTGAAATACCAGCTACTCCTCCTGAAGCATCTACATACGCCTTAATAGACTCAGATGATGAAAGAGTTGTTGCAGAAACACCAGACATTGCATCACTATCAAGGATTGCTGATCCTGAGACTCCTGTGTTGATTACTGGAGATGGCAGAGTAACTTGACCTGAGAAGGTTCCTCCTGTTGCAGGTACTGTGTCTGCAGGACTGAATGCAGAGAGTGCTATTACCTCAATCACATCACCTATTGCATAGTCATCATCGAACACCAAAGTCGATCCGTTGCTTGCAACTACGTCATCCCCCACTACCTGCTTCACACCATTCAGGTAAACACTCACCTGTCCTACTGTGTAATTCAAGGGCAAAGAATTATCGTCTGCAGTAACAGTATCTGTAACGGCTACTGCCGTGAAGATGCTACGTTGAGCAACTCCTTGTCCGGGTTCCTGACCTATGTATGCCATATTTGTTTCCTTTTATACTGCGTATCTGATTATTACTATTCCATTAGCTCCAGTTCCATCTCCTTGACCAGATCGTTGTCCAAACCCACCTGAACCAGTATTTATAACTGGTTCAACAGAGTCAGATGCATCATTTAAAGATCGACCACCGCCACCGTTTCCACCAAGACCTCCATTATTGTTGGCTGCATCACAACTTCCACCCCCACCACCAGCAATATAAAGTGTACCGGGATTAGAGCCTAAACCAGAAGTGGCTGCATTTGAAGAATTTGTTCCAGCTTGTGCAGACCATAAAAAATCGGCAGTGTCCGAAGCTGATCCATTAACAAATGTTGAAGCTCCTACACCACCATTACCACCAGTATGATTACTAACTCCAACTGTACCAATACCCCCGGCTCCGCCTCCGGCTCCACCAGCCCAGTTACCGGACTGACCGTGTGTGCCATCATATCCTTCTACTGGTGTATGATTTCCTACATTACCAGAACCCGGACTATCAACAGAAGAAGCTCCTCCTCCACCACCTGAACCACCATCTCCACCGCCAGTCCCCGGAGAAGTGACACTTGCTCCACCTCCACCACCAGATGCTATGATACTATCGAAAGAAGAATTAAGACCACTATCTCCCCTATCGTTGCTAGCAGTTGCTTCACCTCCTCCTGTACCTACTACAATAGTGTAACTACCCGCAGCCAATGCATAATTCACTATAGCTCCAGTATTATATCTAATTCCTCCTGCTCCTCCTCCACCGCCTCGGCCTCCAGTTCCCCATCCACCGCCTCCACCACCAGCAATAATAACATACCCAATTGTTAAATCCCCATCGCATTCAAAATCAAAGGACTGAGACATTGCTGATATAAATTTGTGAACACGAAAACCAGTATAAGTTGATATTATTCCACCAGTAGGTAATGCACCTTTGGATATTATATTAAATAATCTTGGAGAACTTTGTGCCTGTGCATCTATTGCATCAACAGTAAAAATATAAGTTGCGGCACTAGCGTTCATAGTTCCATTAATATCTCCATCAACAGTTCCTATAGTTAAACCAGTAGGTAATTGACCAGTTGTTATTGCATAAGAGACTGTATCAGCTCCTCCAGTTAGGGCAATCTCAGTAATTAATCCATTAAAATCACTTAAAAGATTCCCAGATGCAGGAGAAGACCAGCCGGGTAAAGGACTATAGTCAACATCAATACTTGCCGACAAACCACTTAGATTAGTTACTACCAAACCATCAACCTTAGTTCCTGCTGTCTTTGCAGGAGTACCAGTAACAGTAATTTGAGTTGAACTATCTCTTGAGACTGTACTTGGAGCAGTACCATCAATAGTAACAGTTAGACTTGCTTGAAAATTAGAACCAGAAATTATGAGTGTTTGTGTATTAAAGGTTAATGTACCATTAGTAACTGCTCCACCTGTAGTTGATGCACTAAGTTCAAATGCTGTGGTACTTGTAACGGAAGCAATAGTTGCCCCAACTGGAATCCCTGTACCAGAAACGGACATTCCTACAGCCATTTTTGTATTAGTATCATGTGTTATAGTTTCATCATCATCATAATCACAAGTTGCATCATTATATTCACCAACAGTATCCAATGCAGTATCATCACCGGGATAATTGAGTGAAGTAACTGTAGGTGGAGAGTCTATTGAAGCCCATCCAGATGCATTATACTGTTGCAACATTCCAATGGTGGAATTGTAAATCAACATACCAACAGTAGCAGTCTGAGAAGCATTTGTTCCTCCAGACTCTCCGGGCCGGTTTGCAGTAGTAACAGAAGGAATACCAACGGAACCACCTGTTAGTGCTATGTCAGGTGCAAGGTCTGATGAACCTACAGCATCCGCAAGAATTTTAGCACTCGTTATGCTATCGTCTGGAATATCACTTGCATTAATTGGAGCTGCTGCCCCTTTACGTCCTAAGTATGCCATTAGGTAATCTCCAAGAAACTCATTATCACATCCACACTTGATGCAGTATTTGAGGTTATTATTACTTTATCCCCAGTCATAAGCACAACCTTCTGATCCCCTCCGAGAAGTATAAGTGAACCTCCAGTTGGAACCGGGGCATCTTTTACTATATGCGTAGTGTTAGAACCATCATTCAGAGTGGCAGTAACTGATATAACCCCAGAAGTTATATTAGCCAGAGTCATCCCTATAAGAGTAGTCTCGGTGCTGCCGCCTACTACTGCTCCAACATCCACCGGACTTGTCCCTACTGCCCTGAGTGTTCTATTCTTAAATGCATTTGCCATATTTATCCTTTAATATCAGTGTCATCCGAGGGCTATTGACATAGCCACGGCTGCGTTACTTGCTTCTGCTTGAGTTTGTGATAAACTAAGTCCAAACGATTCCCATGCAGATCCGGTATAAAAATTTAGTGAATTAGTCGCAGTATTATAATACAAGTCTCCTTCATCATTATCTGAACCAGGAGCAGAACTTGCGATTCTGTACTTATCTGCAAAGTCATTAACACTACTTATATTATCTGCAACTGTTTCTATATCACCTATTACTCCAGTAGCTCCTAATAAAGCCATATCATCTGTTACTGTGGCATTACCAAGTACCTTTAGATAACCATTTGTGGTGTTAGCCATAGCACTTGTACCCAAATATGCTAAATGACCTGTAGTCGGATGTGTCATATTAGCTGTACCAAGCAATACAATTTCACCATCTACTGCTGCTACAAGGGCTACTTCCCCATCAACATCTGCTACTTTAGTTACATCTCCAGTTGTAATACTAGCAACCTTAGTTACATCACCAGTAGTTATTGCAGCTACTTTACTGACATCTCCGGTTGTAATTACCGCAACCTTGCCTACATCTCCAGTAGTAATTGCTGCAACCTTACTAACATCTCCAGTAGTTATAACGGCTACTTTTGATACATCACCAGTCGTAATAGCAGCTACTTTAGATACATCTCCTGCTGTTATACCAGCAACAGTTGATACATCAGCACCATCAGTTCCTATATTTGAGACAGTAGTTATATCAACTCCAGCAGAACCAAGAACAGCTAATTGTCCTATTTCAGTATCTATGGCAGCTACTTTCCCAATATCTACTGCATCTGCAACAGCAGCATCAATATTTGTTTGTTGACCTGATGTTGGAGTAAGTTGTTTCCATGCAGAACCAGTATCATCCCATACTTTCATTACCTCTAATGTTGTATCATAATATAATGCTCCGTCATCTAAGGCATCCCCATCATTATCTTTTCCTACATTTGCTCCTACCTCCCTAACAGCAGTAGTATGCGAACCTAAATATTTATCATCAAATGCATCTACATAACCCTCAGCCGTAGATGCTGAAGCAGCAGCATTAGTTGCATATTTCCTTGCAGAATAACTACTTCCTGTAACTGCTGTAGCCTCTACATGGGAACCTCCACCCAAAGCCCATTGCTTTGCAGTACCACCTGTAGCAGCAGTACCCTGTGCATATTCCTTTGCAGAATATTCAGTAGTCTGGGAATTGCCTACAAAATCAAAAACAGTAGTACCATCTGTTAATGAAACCCATTCTACAACTGTCTGGAGCTGAAGTGATATATCATTTGCATTATCAATAATATTTAGTGCAGATGTAACTGCTAACTCCTGACTTCCTGCACCTATATATACTGGACTCTTTGACATCAGACCCTCTCTACTACTGAAATAGTTATATCACATTCTTGTGTTGACGTTATATTTATTGTATCTCCTGTAAGTACCGGGGTAGCTTCATTATTGCCTGCATGTTGCAACACCAATTTACCGGGAATAAGATCTATTGATGTGTCTGCTGGAAGTGGTATTGTATCTGCAATTCCTATTGTTTTTTGAGTTAATCCAGTTCCATTGGTAGCATAATCTTTAATTTCAACAGTTACAGTACCAGCAGATGTTGATCTGCTACATATAAGAAATCCTATTATGACAGAATCTGCTGCACCAGCAGCTCCATCATTTGGTGCTTCGTAAACTTGTTGTGCCGATGCACCAGCAGCAACTTCTGTTACATAACGCATATATCTTTCAGCCATATTAATCTCCCAATATCATTTGATTTTTTCTTGCTACACGAGCAATCATTATTTCCAAAGCTTTTGTAGTGCCCTGATCTATTATAAAAGGTGCATCTAAAGTAAGAGCACCTGCCCCAAACACAATCTTACCACCTGATATAGTGCCAAGAAGATTACCAGAAGTATCCTTAATTGTCCCTGAAAGAACTACATCATCTAATGTTTTATTAGTAAGAGTAGCTACATCGTCTACTCCAGCAACCCAATAACCTTCAGCACCAGAACCATCATGTACACGAAGACTCCAAGGGTTCGTTGACGTATTTGTTTGAACAGTAACTTCTGCTTCTGCTCCATCAAAATCAGCATGTTCAGCAGCAGTACCTTTCCTAAATTTAATAGCTACACCCATTATCTCCTCACGACCAATCTGTTAAAATTAACTCCGCCTATTATACTAGCTGGATTTATAGGTTCCACTCTGTCAGCATCTGCAATCATTCCCATCTTCTTATTTCTAAAATACTCACTTTTTTCTACATTCCGTAGATCATGCTCCTTAAGATATGCTCTTTCCAAAGTTCCAAATGTTAAAGCATCAACCCATACTGCATCAATAGAACATGTAGTCTGATAATTAATATCATCTAAAGAAAAAACATTACTATCATCTAATGATAATGTCTGATCTGTTTCATTAAATATAAGAGATTGACCGGCATCATCAATGAGATCAGTCCCTGTAACCCAACCATTAAGTGGAGTTACTATATACCTGAATACTGTATTATCTGGATCACTAACATCATTATAAATATAAGGTACTTCATCACTCATCCTTGTTGGCCTTAATGTCCCAGTAAGTAATAAGGTTTCATCTGATGATGGAATAGGCCAGACCCTCACTGTCTCTGATGATCTCTGATCTAAGACTAAGGCTTGTGTCTTCCCTGAAGTTGCCTTCCAATCCTCACTTGATGACCATAAGGAATTGCCGAATATCTGAGTAATAGAATATTCTCCATCTTTAATCACAGTTGGCAAATTACCTTCAGAATGCAACTTTTTCATCTCAGATGTAGTAACAACAGGTAACTCACGACCATCTATAGACCCACCATTAATGTCCATTAACCCAGTTGGCAGAGGAACTAAATATGCAGTGGAACCAATTGAAACACTTATATCTGTTACAGGCAGCCTGATCGCCCTAACAAGATCAAGCAAAGAATCATGAATATAATTATTCAATTCAGTCTTTGTCCATCTTATAAAGCTGGCATCCTGTAGAATATTTACTACTCGTGATCTAATATCGAGTAACTCAATCATGCAACTTCTACCTCTTGCATATCACTTTGGATCTGCTCCTGATTAAGTGTAGATTCTTTTGGGAATTTTAGAACCTGTACATTATATCTGTTTGCATCGTACCCTGTAAGAGGAGCACCTTCACTTGGCTGAATATATCGTCTCTCAACACAATTCATTAATATATCAAAATGCCCAGGAGGAATTGCACGCCTGGAATTTCTTGGGAACCTTAGTACCCAATCATTATGTGTTACTGTTACCGGACCCATCTGTGATGGATCATCACCAAACCCAATAACTACACAACCCCAGCCTTCAGGAACTTTAAGATCTTTCCCAACTTCTTGAGCTATATCCTGCCCGAATTGATGATGTACCGAGACTGTCTTCTTACGACCTGAATCATACATTGGATTATTAAGTGTATCCCCATATTCACCTGCTGGGATCATTCCGCCTGCTAATGCCATATTAACCTGTGTTTTATAAAGAAAAGGATTCGTCCAGACTTAGGAGGATCATCCCCCCGCAGCCTGAAACTTAGACGAATTATATGATTTGATTCGTCCGGTGGAATAAAAATAGATTCTGGCTTTTGCTGAAAGGAATAAGGGACATCCGGCAGCTCCGTCCAGTTTAAATATAACTCATCTTCTTTAGCCTGATTAACCCTGCCAACACATATCTTTGCATCTATACCCAGGAATGGTTCTGTCATAACAACAGAGATCCTCTCCGGCAGTGTCTTTGGAGAAAGACGATGGTCAAAACGAGCATTCGTTATAACTAGCTCTTCATTAGTGAGACTATCAGATGTAATCTCCATAATAGAACTTTCAAACAACTGCTCTGAAACAGGGGCAGGTGGTTCCCACCCCTGAAACCCTTTAGACATTCACACTCTTAGCTTAGAGTAGAACATGCAACTTCGATCCGATAGATCCAGTCTTCATTCAGGATCTGGCAAGCATACCAGCTTTTCCAGCCCACTGAACCAGACTGACCCAGAGGATCAGTTACTGCAGGTTGTGGCATCACAACCTTAGGTATAACTGCATCATAACCAGAGAGTGTTACACACCCCAGAGATTCTGCAGAAAATATAAGTACAGGATAAACCTGGAACTTTGTCCCAGCAACAGTCGTTACCATCGCATGACCACTTACGCCACTGACGGCATTACCACCTTGCCCGGTTGCTCCTGCTTTACCATAACTATTAGTATCAGCAACAGTACCTGCAGTCGAACCAAACGATTGTCCAGTATGACCGGGGACATAACTTGATCCCTGTGTACTATCTATACTCAAGTTTAGGTATTCAGTACCAGACGGATCTTTCCCGAATGGTGCTGCTTGGGTTGTAAGAATAAAACGAATCACACCCACTGCCCCGATTTCTCCAGGTAGCATTTGCTGACCATTATTACTGTACTTCGCATAAGGAATAAATCCGGGAAGCCCTTCAATATCCTTACGAAGATCAGTATGACCTACAGCAACATATGCTTCAGGTACTGGCTCAGTATTATACTTAGGAGATGGGGTCATCTGCTTAGCAATCTTACGTGCTTCCTGATATTCCAGTGTACGAACTGCAACATCGAGAAGGTTTGTATTTGCTGTCCCAGGAGTTCCTGCGTTAACGCCAATCTGGTTCCCGAGAGTTTTTTGAACAGATGCTCTGGCTGAACCTCCGGCAAAAGCTGCCTGAGTACCAGAACGTGCATGTAAATAGGTGAGAAAATCCATTAATTCTGCAGCCTGAATTGATTGTCGTTCAGTAATCTGCTGAATGATTGGATCTTGTGCTGCTGCTACAAGAACATCAGTTGTGGCAACGTATGAACCAAATTGATTCAACTTCACCTTTATGATGGTCTGGAGCAAACTGTCGGCAGGAGGCTTTACGCCCTCAGCCAACGGAACCAACGGGAGACCAAACTTCTCAAACCGTTTCCAACGAACTTCAAGTCCGCCTTGTCGTTCCTTCGTTTCTTTCTGTGCAAAACGAGCAAATATCATGCTCCTCTTTGCAATAGACAGAAACTTTTTCTGTATTTTAATGGCCTCCGTTTCATCCAGAGAACCATATTTCATGGTTCCTGCTACAGTTACCTGTCCGGTTCCGCCCCTAGTATGTGCGGTTGTTGGAGAACCACCTACCCATGTAGTAGCCATTGTCTTGTCCTATTAAAGATTTAAATTATAAGTAATAAGTAAGAGGACAAGATACTAAAAACTTACTCGTCTATAGCATCAAATAATGCTTCGCCGGTTAAGCCTTGAGTCGGATCTGCTGTTGCGGATTGAGACTGGGAACCTCCCATCAGTTGTGAAGCTTGATACCTTCTAAGATCCTGCGGATCTTGGCCTTGGTACATCTGCCCACCACTTCCGTTTTGTTCCATATACATCTTAATAACCTGTACTTTTGCCTCATTATCACCCTGAGTCATAGCCGTCCTATACATTGAATCCTTATTAACCCACTCTATAAAAGACTGGTCGTCTTCAATACTAGGCCAAACACCATGCCCAAGCTGCCCGTCAAAGTATGTTTGCCTTGACATTGAATCAAACTTTTGGTTCAACTCATTGATAGGCGCATCATATTTTTCTTCAACAAACCGACTTACCTTGTCATCAAACGATTCTTGTTCTTGGGATCTGAATTCTGCCATCTGTTTCCTTACTAAACGATCTGCAATTCTTTCTGAAGTTCTCATGACTTCAGGGAAATCTTCGATCACTCGTAAGTCATCTTCCGACAATTCATCATCATCCTTATTCATATTAGCCTGGGTATTTAGTTCGTTCTCACGTTCTATCACCGCAAGCCTAGCTCTCAACTCCTGATTCTCTCCCTCTTTCTTCTGCTGAGCACTATATGCACGATCAGCATGAGGTCGAATATCATCATAGCTTTTAGTAACTGAAGCTAATTGTTTTTTTAACTCAGCTACTTCTTCTTCTGCCCCTGTATTTGTTGGCTCTTGCTCAGGCATTTCTCCAACGGGAGGTGCTTCTAGCATAGGTCACTCGTCATCATGGGTTAATGTCTCACGGATCAAACGATCAAGGTCAAGTACATTCTTGATTTCTCTGATCTCTCCAATGAGCATATTAAAGGAGGCTACATCCTTTTCGTCATAGAGGGGCTTCTCTGAGAGTCTTTCCTCTTTCCGTTTAAGCCGAGCCAGTAAAATGTCAGAGAGCTGTATCCATCTCGGGTCTTCCTGAAGACTCAAGAGGTATTCCAGCTTCTCCCTGTCCAGACTGCTGTTCTTGTTCTGCAGCCTGTTGTTGCTGTTGTTCTTGTTGAATAGATTCATTCTGTTGTTGCATTAATGCCATTTGTTCTTGTAAGAGTATTGATGTTTCTCCCAGAAGTTTTGGCAAATCTATTGTTTGCAAATTTGGATCACCCTCTTTTATTTTTGCCAGTCTCTCCTGTATGATACCCTTACGAATATCTGCTGCAACTAATTTCTTTTCATCAACTACTGCTTTTGTTTCATATACATCTGATTCCAACTTTGCTGCCTGCTGCTGTTGTTCTTGCATTTGAGCTTGTGCCTGTTGTATATCTAGTGCAGACTCTTCCTCAGACTTAATAAGTCCATCAATCTCCAAACCCAAACCTGCTTTTAAAGGTACTGCCAGCTTCTCAAAATTAAATCTATCTCTCATCTCAGGAACTTGACCAACCACCTGTATTAGTTGAAGCACCTGATTGATAGTAACTTCTTTTGCCATGAACGTATCATAGCTTTTTGCCAGACAAAGGAAGTCTCCTTTAATAGATACATCCTTGGAATCAGCCATCAACCAATGGTAAACAGCTTGGACGTTTGCAGTTATCATATTATTAAGTGAACGTACAACTCCTGAAGTAAGCTTATTAGCATTTTCATTCAGGATCTGCATACCAGTCGCAGTCTTAGTCTGGTACTGTGCACCTGCTCCCATTCCAATCGGGACTTGACCTGATGCTAAATCTGTATTACGTTCAATAATCTTTAGCAGTTCTACCAAACCACCAGTAACATCTGGTATAATTACAGATTTAAATGCATCATTAACACTCTCACCAGCCTTTAGTCTCCAGATTTTACCAGCATACATCTGATAAAAATCATCACTCTTTGCATCAAAAGCATTCGGGTTAAGTGCAACCATCGGGAGAGATGCCATTGTTTTTCCCTCTACGATCATCCCGTAGACGAAATTCATCATATCCTGGTCATCACGAATAGCTTCATATATTCCACTACCCCAGATGCTATCTTCCTGCTCCTGCCAATAACAAAAGTCGTATGGCAAACGACCATCAAAAGGATTCGGGATTGCACGTAAAACCTTAGAACCAAGGACTGTAATAACTACAGGCATATGAATTGGTTCATTCTCTTTCTTAGTAGGGATCTCCATATAAGGCTCAATATCTTCCTTACCTAATCCCCTGTGCCAAAGCTCCAGTACAGTAAAATTCTTTGTCTGTGCTACACCCTGATTAAACCTTCGTGGTGATATCCCACCAGTATCCGCAACTGTCTGGCCTTCTCCCGTCTCAATACAGCTTTCAATTAATACTGGATCAATGGCTCCATTACTTTTAATAGCCATCATCCTTAGTTCCTGTGCAGATAAAAACCTTCTTTGTATTACCCAATCAAGATCAGATTTACCTGTTGCACCTGGAGATGGGAATATATCCCAAATTGATATCCATTCAATATGTGGAACCATTTCAGACTCCACTTGCTCCTCAATCATTTCCAGCATCGGATCTCGATCAACTGTCTGATAAAGAGGATAATCAACTTTCTTTAATACTATAGACTTACTAACTCCCGTTCCATAGAGAGTCATTTCGTTAATAGCTTTACTTAATGTATCTTCATAAAA